AAAGGCGAGAAACAATTTAAGCGAGTAGAATACCTACTGTGGGGATTATACCCTATGATAATATTAATGTTTTGGATGATTGATTAATGGAAAATTTAGTATTTTGTAAGAAGTACCAAGAAGAATTACCTGCTATGTCCTTTCCTCCTTTACCAGGTGAAAAAGGAAAAGAAATACTAGCAACAGTTTCACAAAAAGCATTTGATGCATGGAAGTCTCATCAGACTACACTGATCAATGAACGCAGAATGGACTTATCTAACCCTGAGGCTAGAGCATTCTTAATAGAAGAAATGTACAAGTTCTTTGATAACAAAGAAGTAGCACAAGCAGAAGGCTTTGTTGAACCTGCAAAAGACTCTGGAGTACAGGCATATATTCCACCTACCCCTCCCCCAATAATTTAATTTACCCTTTTTACCCAGAAAGGCTTGCTTTCTACTAATTTATTGCGTATAATACACTCATATTATGATAAATAAGAGCACCGCTATATGAAATACGCCCTAATCGACACAATGAATACATTCTTTCGTGCCAAGCATATTGCATCACGTAATGCAGATACATGGGAAAAGATAGGCATGGCTTTACATCTGACTCTAGGGTCGGTCAATCAAGCAGTTCGTAACTATGGTGTCGATCATGTGGTCTTCTGTTTAGAAGGTCGTTCATGGCGTAAGGATTTTTATACTCCTTATAAGGCAACACGTAAGGTACAGCAACAAGATATGACAGAAGCAGAGCAAGAAGAAAGCGAAATGTTCTGGGAGACTTACGAGTCATTGATTAAATTTTTAACTGAAAAAACTAACGTCACAGTCTTACGTGACCCTAATGCTGAGGCTGATGATTGCATAGCACGATTTGCCGCACTACACCCAGATGATGAGCATCTTATTATCTCAACTGACACTGACTATCTACAATTGTTATCAGAGTCTGTTCATATGTACAATGGTGTTAATAGACAATTGATTACTATTGATGGTTACTTTGATGACAAAGGTCGTCCAGTCATTGATAAGAAGACTAAAGAACACAAGACTTTAGAAGACCCACAGTTTCTATTGTTTGAGAAATGTATGCGTGGTGACACTAGTGACAATGTATTCTCTGCTTACCCTGGTGTGCGTAAGAAAGGTTCTAAGAACAAGACAGGTCTATTAGAAGCATATGCCGACAAAGACAAAGGTGGTTTCAACTGGAATAACATCATGTTACAACGTTGGACTGATCATAACGAAGTAGAACACAGAGTACGTGATGATTATGAACGTAATCGTACATTAATCGATCTTACAGCACAGCCTATTGCATTTAGGGACGCAACTGACAACTGTATCAAAGAAGGATTAAATGCTAACAAGAATGTAGCACAAGTTGGTGTACACTTTATGAGATTCTGTGGCAAATATGAACTGAATAGAATTAGTGATCAAGCAGATAGTTATGCTAAATGGTTGAACACATCATATGAGGGTAAGTTGATAAATGCCTAAAAATAACCTAAAAGGAGACAAGATGATATTAGATATAGAATTAACAGCCAAGCCAATTACGGACGGTGAGTTTTGGATTTTAACAGACGGCAAAAATAAAGTAGGTAATGTTTCTGCAAACATCGAAGGATATGGTGTTAATTTAGCTGGACAAAGTTTTCAATTCAGTACAACTGAAGAAATAAAAAGCAAGACTAAAATTAAATTTGTCACACCTGAAGTATCTAATGCAGATTTAGAAGTTCCTTATCCTGAATATCCTTGTCCTAGCAAAACGTTTAATTCAGTATTTGATGTAGCACGTGGGTTGCATGTTTTTACAAAGACTGAAAAGTCTAAATGTTTCCATGCCGCAGGGTATTTTGTTGTTGAACATAATAATACAAGAGAAGTAATTTTCTGTCCAAAATATATCTTCATTCAACGTTATCCTTATTCAGGTCCTTATAAAACAAAAATTGAAGCACAAGCACAGATAAATATATAGACATGTTGTATATTAAAAGTTTTTTTAATAAAATGACTGTAATGGAAAGTAAGCAATCCAATACTTTGGTAATAACCAAAGAAGATGCACGAGGTTTGCGAGACGATATTAGTAGTTTGTTGGCAGACCTACATGAGTTAAGCAAAGAAGAAATTGAGAATAGAAATGAAGAAATTATTGATGTCAGAGTTAAAGGTGGTTCATTCAAGTGAGTAGAAATCAGCCATCTGTATTACTTGAGTATGTAGACAAAACAACATACAAATGTGATCAAATTATAGAAGCATCAGGCATTTGGGCCGTACACTATGATGATCAACCTATCAATTTAAAATCTTCGCATTACTTAACTAATGATGCCGCACCCAAATACAAAAAGACAAGTTTTTCAAATCCAGGTCATGCAAGAAACTTATGTCGAAAATTAAATGCACAATTTAAATCTGACAAGTTCACAGTTGTCTTTATGAACTCAGGTCGAAAAGTCTATCCTGATGATATTTCCGAAGACTAAAAGAGAAATCACAGAAGCAATTCTTAACGCAATACCACGTGGACAATATCACACAATGCCCATTGATAATGTCATGTTCGAGTGGTGGCTGACAGGCAGAGGTGGACAAGGACTAAGACTCAACTTAGCAGGACTTGATGCATTTGAAATGGCTAACCTTGAATACTACGATTTTCCTTTAGGACTTGAAAACAAGACATTGCACAGAAAGAGAATCATTGCTCCAGAAACTTTTGTACAAGAAATTATTAAAAAGATTCGATGCCCATATTACCTAGGCGTCCATCAGAAAAAGGGCGATAAAAGTAAACCTTTTATTAGAATCTACGATCATAAAACAGCCATGATGATGACATTACATGGTACCTTACGAGATTATTTAGATGCAGTATGACTAGATTGCATGAGTGGTATGCATCTGAGTTATGTCGGTAACATAAAATATAAGTTTTAGTAATAGAGGGATAAATAGAAATTGTAGGAGGGTCCTACACAACACTGATTTACACACACTGGAGTATTAGATTGAAAATTATTCGTAAGATGGGAAAAAAACTTTTTGGATGTGATGGCCATGGAGAACTATGTGAAACCTTTGGGTTTGCATTGATTGGTTCTTGTTGTATTTACATCATGGTTTTTTCAATTGCACAAATAACACCGTAACGCATTTCCTCAATTCGTCACAAAAAACATTATGCCCGAGACGCAAGTTTTGGGCATATTGCCCTTGACACTGGTACTATTTTTTAGTATACTACAAATATGAAATCATCACTTTTTGAAGGCAGATACGCAGGTAACCTAGAATTCATCGGCAAATTGCTGTTGGAAGGAGGGTATGCCAAATTCAGTGAATGGCTCAAAGAGCAAGATGAAACCCGACAACTTGATGTGGTTTATATGATGTCATTGTTTGCTAAAGAGACTAATCTTTTGGTTACCGAGATAGCCAAAGATAATAATTCTCATATAGTCAAAACACTGAAAGTCAGAAGTCCTGGTCTCCGAGGGGTTGACGAGGCCGCTAATGATATCAAAAACAAGCCCAAAACACCTAAATTGACTCTTGTAAAAACCAATGTGGTGCCAATTAAACCCAAAAAATAACAAAAAAAGTGAAAATAAATGGGTAAAAGGCTTGACATTGGGTAAGAAATTCGTTATAATATATGTATATTATGACAACAAAGAGGAACAATATGTACTATATAATCGACAACTCAGACAACTCAATCCACAGAGAGCCTAACAAGAAGTCTTATGCTTCTACTCAGTATAAGTCTGCTGGTGCCGCTAAAGCTGGTATCACTAGAACTGTGAAGTTCTATCAGAAGGCGTTTGATCAAGTAAACGAGTGTCTTGCTAATGGTGAGAAAGAGTACATGGCTAACATGTACAATGCATACAGAGATGCTACTGAAGCACATTTTGGTAAAGTTCACAGACAGTTTGCATCGTCTTACACGATTGTTGCTGTTGAAGATTATGTTGAACCAATGATTACTAGAACTGGCATGTGTCCAGGTACTGGTAAAGAAATCACAGTTACTGAAGGCATCAACATGCCTTACTACTTAAGCCCACTTAGCGAATCTTACTGGAGCAGATAAGGAATGCGAACTATGACTAAAACAAAAAACACCCTAAACTATTCAGCAAATGATGTTTGGGCAGTTGCATGTAAGGCACAACGTCTTAACAAAGAGTACATTAAGTTTGTACCTGAGGAGTCTAAAAAAGAGACTAACAGGGAAATTATGTATCGTCTATTGGAAGAAGGACCAAAGCATTTAACAGTTGCTGACAAGAATGCAGGCGTTAAAGTACGTCAGCATTTTCAGGCTTTGACTTTCAGGTTATTGACCGATGCACATATGAGTGACTTTGAAAAGACTGCAATGGCTATTGCAGACAAAGACATTATTGATAGCAAACTAGACATTGCTATCATTGCTAGTCTTCCACAGTCCTTTGAAAGAGCCAACATTCGCAAGGACCAAGATATGGAAATTGCTAAGGTTACCACTGACAAGACCATTGGCCAGATAAAAAATCGAGTTGAACTTACAGTAACTGTATTAAGAACTTTCCTTTCTCACAAATGGAACTGCTACTTTATAACAGCAGTAACTGACAATGAGGAAGTTGTATTCTTTGGATCGTCAAAGATCGTAACTAAAGTTGGCGATGTTCTAAACATCAAAGGCACAGTAAAAAGTTACCGCAAAGATGATAACGGTATGGTGACTCAACTTAACAGAGTTCTACAGGTGACATGATGAAAAATTTAGCAATAGGCTTTGTTATAGGATACTTACTTTGTACATACCAATTTGGTGGCACCGAAGCTATGGCAGAGATAATCGGTAAAGCATTTACACAAATAAGTGTTTGGATCACTGAATTTAAACAGTCAATCGGTTGACATTGAAATCGTTTGGATGTATAATAATAGTATATTTAGGAGAAACACATGAGTGCAAGTTGGATACATAAAATTAACGAATCAAATTCAAAACTTCATAAGCAAGATGTTTTGACCCAAGCATTAGAAGCCGCTACTTTAGGCAGTGAGAATGCTGATACGTTCCTTAAACTTGCTGGCATGTGTTACAATCCATATGTTACATTTGGCATCAAAAAGATTCCAGACAATCAGGAATCAGATAGGGACTATGCCAACCCTTACCCAGAGTTTATCGAATTATTAGAACAACTTAAAGAACGTAAGTTGACTGGTAATGATGCTATTGATGCAGTAGCAAAAATGTCACTACAATTTTCTAGTGATGAATGGAACAACTTTTGTGCTCCAGTCATTCGCAGAGATTTACGTGCTGGGTTTTCTATATCCACAATCAACAAAGTATGTAAGGGCACAGACTACGAAGTCCCAGTCTTTAAATGTCAACTTGCTACTAACTCAGAAGGCAGACCTGAAATGTCAGGCACCAAAAGACTTGAGCCTAAATTAGATGGCGTAAGAGTTCTTATGGTAGTATCGTTTGAGCCTGGCAACAGTAAATACGGTCATCCTGAACCTGTCGCAACTTGCTATAGTCGTAATGGTAAAGTCTTTGAGAACTTCACTCACATTGAAGACCAAGTAACTGCTAATGTCAGAAAGATTATTGCATTACTAGGCAGTGAGATTGGTAATTGCAGAAATGGATTTGTGTTCGATGGCGAAGTTGTTGGAGCATCATTCAATGAGTTAATGAAACAAGCACGTAGAAAAACTGATGCTAAGGCTGATGATACAGTGTTTCATGTATTCGATGTCATGCCGTTAGCAGACTTTCAACGTGGGCATTGCAACGCACAATTCAGAAAACGTATTACCGCCATGAACAACTTAAGACCTCTATTAGATGGCCTCAGTTCCGTAGAAACTATGTCACATATTATTGTTGACTTAGATACAGAAGAAGGGAACAAAGAACTTAAGAGATATGCTAACGAAATGGTCGAAGCAGATTTTGAGGGAATTATGATTAAAGATTTAGAAGCACCTTACGAGTGCAAACGTAATCTCTTCTGGATGAAATGGAAACCTACTATTACTGTAGACTTAGAAGTAATCGATATCGAAGAGGGTACTGGTAGAAATGAGGGTAGATTGGGTGCATTGGTTTGTCAAGGGACTGACGATGGCAAACTGATCAACGTTAATGTTGGGTCAGGCTTTTCTGACAGCGACAGAGATTCATACTGGGAAGCCAAAGACGAAGTGATTGGTGAGACTGTTGAGATACTATGTGATGTGATTAGTCAAAACCAAGATGGCACATATAGTCTACGATTCCCAAGATTCGTAAGATTCAGAGATGACAAATAAGGATAAAATATGAAAATTGAAATAGGTAAAGAATACACAATAACTAACAAGTACA